CCCGTACTTCTCGAGCGGCAGGCGCTCAAAGAGAACATAGGCGAGCCCGCGGTATGCGGGGACTTGTCCGGCGCCTTCGTAGGATTCGATCAGCGGGTCGGCGACTTGAGTCTCATCGCCGACGTAGACCGTCATCAGCGCCGCGGTCTGCTGGCTCGTCGCGATGCGCTTGGAATAGTCTTCGCTCGACTCGTCATCTCCCTGAGGGCTCAGGTCAAAGATGACGACCGCATCGGCCCAGATGCGACGGACACCTTGGATCTCGCCTTCGGAAATACCAACGGCGAAATCTGCGAAATAGGTATAGGTCGTGACCTCTTGCGAAGGACCGCCGCCCTTTCCGCCGCCGGCATTCTCGGTATCGACTTGCTCGATCAGCCCACCTGACCAGATGACGTTACCAGCAAGGGCATACGTTCCATAGACGATCGGGATAGGTACGCCAATCGTGGAAGTCTGGACGTTGAGTTCTTTGAGGCGCGGACCTTGTACGCCGGGGAGCTTCGTCGGGAATAGAAGCTGACCCGCGTAACTCCCGAGTAATAGCCCAAGCTGCGGAGCGCCGAACAGCGAGCCGACAAGTGCGCCGCCGATCGTTAACAGGCCCTGGCCGAGATTACTCATAAGAGAATCCGGGCATCAGCCAGACGCTATGCAGCCAATCGCGAGCCCACTTCATTCGGAGACCGTGCTCCACGACCTTTCCACGAGTCTCGAGCGCGTGGATGACATTGCCGTCTGCATAGAAGCCGACATGAAACGGATAAGGCCCTTTGATCTGAAACAACATCAGGGCGCCGTTAACCGGCGTCTCGATGCGGGTGAAGTGTTCGTTAGCAATCGTCAGCAGGTTCTCGGTCGGCAAGCGCCCGTAGGCAGCCGTGTCCTTAATGCCGAGTTGTTCGGACACGTCGTAACCCGCGCGCTTCGACACAAGGTCAGCGAAGCCGACGCAATCGATGCCAGCCGGTCCCCTTCCTTGATGCAGCCACGGTGTGCCGAGAAGGCGACGAGCCTCCTCTATCAGTCGCGAGGCAGGGATCATTGCCCGCCGATCTTTAGAATTTCGGTTTCGCCCGGAACAAGGACACCGTGCCCGCGGAAGTTCACGAGGTTGCTGAACGTGTCCTTACACGTCGCCTTGGACTTATCACAGCCGGCCTTTACGTCGAACGTATCCCCGATCTGGATGTCAGCCGGCATGGGCAGGAACAGCACAAGGGCCGAGCCTGTCTTCGACTTCACTTCCATCGAATACCCGTTGTTATCGCCCGTCGTCCACGTCACCTTGCCGCCAGTAATGAGCGCGTCGGCGGGCGATCCAGTGATGGTCGCTGAGAATGTCCGGCGATCGGTTACAGCGGTGACAGTAGCCGCGAAAGTGAATGCCGCCATGTTGACCGTACAGCGAGCGTCCCCGAGCTCCGCATCACAGGCCACGCCATAGGTGCGTACGATCGTCTGTGAGAGGGCCTGAGTCAGTCCCCGTAGTTCCGTCTTGTATTCGCCCTCGCTCGTTCGGGTGATGTTCCCGATCGTTCCTGTGCGAAGGACGATCTGTCCGTCTGACGGCTCGCTAGGATCAACGAGGAAAACGGTAACGTCAGCGTTGTCAAGGAGGCCGGCTTCGATGTCGGCAGGGGAGATGTCAATCTGGAGTCCGCCATCCGTTGCCCCGGCAACCTCCATGTTCTCGACGGAGAGATCGGAGGTCGAGCGGATGTCACTTCCAGTGACTCCCGCTTTGGCGACGTAGGTTCCGGTATAGGTACCAGATCCGATGACGATGTTGCGATTGTGCTCTGTCCCGAGGATGGTTACAGAGTCGCGCTTGACGATCTTCCAGCAGACCGCGAGGCTCGTTGTGCTCTTGGCTAGACGAGCAGCGATCCCCGCGCTAATCGTCTTCATCGCGGACCTCGACCAACGTGAACGAAGCGGACTGGATCCGCTTGTTGACGATTTCTATCGGCAACTCGGATTCAAACCGGCAAATCGTGTGGAAGTGCCCGCCCCATGTCGTCGGCGTACCAGAGAATCCGCCGCCCTTCGTGAGTACGCCGGTCACGGAATCGACCGAGTAGTTAGACGTGCTCTGTACGGTCCCCGAGCCATTCGCGACGATGATCGTGTCTTCTATGGGCTTGGTTATCTCACGGTCCTGCGTGTATTCCACGGAGGTATCCGGCTCGTAAGTGGGGAAGGTGTAGCGCTTCGTGAGTTGGTAATCGTTGCCGCCCAGAGAAACGAGCGGCTGATCCAGGGCCGTGACCGTGCTTTCAATGCGGCAGGACTTTTCGTCAACTCGATCTAGGAACCGGAACGAATACGCTTGAGCGCCGACGACGTGCCAGAACTCGAGGAGTTCCGAGATGTCTTGCTCTGCCCTTGGTCCCACCGTCACCGTATAGCGATGTAGGACTCGGTCCCAGTTCCGATTGCGCTTCTCTATGCCCGACGCACGAGTGATGACAGAAACGGAATAGCGGGGCTCCGACGTGATCCCGAAGGAAGGGCACGCCGGAAATAGGACGTTCAGGAAGGACACTAATTGTTCCGTGAGTTAGCGACCGAGATACCGCGAGAGGCCGCGGCAGCGATCTGCTGTTGAGTGGAACGGGAGACGGAACCCGCAGGCGCGTGGATGTCGAACTGGAAGTTATTGACAACCGGGCGATCGGAGTCGTTGGAGCGGGTGATGCTGCCGAAGGTGTCGGACTTGCTGCTCACCATCCCGTAGGACGGAGCGCCGGCAGTGACATAGCCGCCGTCTGCGTAGCCGTTCCGGATAGCACCGAGCAAGGCGAAGAACCCTTGCGGCCCGCCCAAGGCGCTAACGTCCTCGCGAGATAGGACGCCTTCGCCCTTGTGGACGATGCCGGCGGGCTCGTACTTGCCGCCAGAGCCGGTATAGCCACCAGAAGCGAAGCCCAGGAACTTGCCGATTCCAGAGAGCAATCCGCCCGCCCCGCCAGTACCGAAGATTTTCGAGGCGATCTGTGCGGCAACTGCTTGGGCTGCCAATTGCCTCAGCATATCGCCGAAGCTTTTAATCAGCCCGCCGATGCCCTCTTTGAATGGATCGAATAGAAACTCGGAGAAAATGTCCTGAGCGTTTCTTGCGGCTTGATCCCAAAACGTGTTTAGTTTTTGCTGCTCTTTCTCGGGAAAGATTTTCTCGGCGTGGATCTCTAGCGGCTCTAAATACTTGTCCGCATTCTCGGCGATGCGCTTCTGAGCTTCTACGTTATCGATACGTCCAGCGGCGACAAGGTCCTGGACATCGCGATCGAACTGCTTCCACTGATCGAGTTGCCTTTCGATCGATGTCTGAGTGCGTTCGTCCAGTTGCTTGTAGAGATCGGAGGTCGCATCGACGGCGGTCTGCGTCGCGTGGATTACGATCTCTTCGAGTTCTTGGACTTTCTGCTTTGCGCCGCTCGTATCAGGGGGCGGCACATATCCGGGGGCAGACGCAACGCGAGAATGTCCGCCAGGGGCAAGCCCAGTGCCGAGCAAAGGCGTAACGGGCGGGCGGGGGATCTCTGGGGGCGCGTTGAGTTTCTGGAGAAAAACGCGGGCAGCGTTAGCGGGTCCACCAGAGAACGCGAGGAAGTAATCCAGCCACGCTTTGCCGGCAGCTTTGACGGGATTTTCCTGTCGGGTGATTACTTTCGTAATGCCGTCTAGGAAATTGGCAAGCGGGAGGGCGATAATGGCCGTCCACGTTCGGGACAGCCCGTCCCAAGAAGCGTGAAGGTGTTTGATAGCGTCGTCCGCTGCGGCAAGGGCTGCTGCCTGCTCGCCCGTCAGCGTCGCACCCATGCGGTGAGCTTCTTCGCGGGCAAGGGCAATACCTGCCGCGCCCTGCTCGAATAGCGGTAACAGGTCTGCGCCTGCTTTGCCAAATAACTCTACAGCGGCTCGCGCCCGGTCGGCCGGGTCTTTGAGCGCATGGATACGATCGGCTAGAAGTTCGAACTGCTTGTCGGGGCTGAGTGCCCGCAGTTCATCGAAGTTGACGCCTAGCGCCTGGAATGTTGCTAGAGCCTGCTTGCTGCCAGATCCCGCTTGCGAGATGGCAACTTGCATCTTCTTGAACGAAGTGCTCAGGGCCTCGAGCGGAACGTCGGTCTGTTTCGCTGCGTAGGCTAGCTCGCTGAAGCTCTCAACCGTAACGCCCGTCTTGGCGGACGCCTTCTCCATCTCGTCGCCGAACTCGATGGCTTTCGATGCAGCGCTAGTAAGCCCGCTGATGATGCCGGCGACGGAGAAGCCCACACCGACGGCAGCAAAGGCCTTGCCAAGACCAGAAAAGGTATTGCTGATACCCTTGACCTTGGAGTTTATATTGCGCGAGAGGTTGTCGACCTCGCGCTGCGCCTGATTCGCGCCCTGCTTGAAGCCGCCGAGCTTTAACAATAAATCGATAGTCAGCGACCCGAGATTCCTGCTGCTCATGGACGCTGCACCCAGCCTGACGGCAGATGCACAATTTCATAGATGCCCGAGACGTTACTTGCCATCTCGGACCATCGCTCCAGTCAGTATCTTCATAATGTCTTCCGGCGTTGCCTCTTGAGTTTCGAGGTGCGGCATGAAGTCGCCAGGAACGGACTTGCCGCCGTTCACGCGATCGATTACCGAAGTAACCAACGCGAAGCCGGCTTCGAGCCTCATTCCAAGATTGAGTGAGCCCCGTCTCTCTACGTAGCCCATCCACTGGATGAACTCGGCCCACGTGAGGCGTTCCTTCGCCTCTTCTACTGTTCTGCCACCGATGCCCGCTGCGACTAATTCGCACCACAGTTCATCGGTGGCAGTCAGTTTTTTGCGTTATCTACCGTTGCCTTCCGCTGAGGGTTGACCTCATCGATTGCATCGACCAGAGCCGCCGCGAGAGACGGCAACAGGTCGAATGCCTGCCGGTGCGTAAAAAGAGGTTCATCCCCCTTGTCCGCATAGATCGACTGCGAGATGAGGGTCGCGACGTTGGCGGGGTCTTTCGCCCGCTCGCCCACTTTCCACATCCGCTCAATCGATCCGGCACTATGCTTCTTGACGCGGACAATCCCGGTGTGCTTGTTCTCGTTGCCCTTGTCGTCAACGTAGATCCAAGAGACCGATTTCTGGACTGTCGTTTGCGGGACGAACCCGCCTTTTTCTTGAAGCTCTTTAAGGTCCATTTACCCTCTGCTAGTTACGTCTTGGGAGTCCAAGTCGGGAAGCCCGACACTTGGATAGAGATGTTCGATGTGACCGCGCTTGCCAGCGCAAAATCGAACGGGAAATCGGAGAGATAGCCTTCGAACGTGATCCACGACCGAGTGCTCGGCAGCGTGAACGCCGTCGAGTCCGAAGTCGGGGCAGCAGTGCCGTCTGACCAGCCGATGGCCCAGTCAAGGGTCGTGCCCTCGACGTAGAGCTCGTGTAGCCGGACGTGCGAAACGTCGGCCGGGTCAGAGTTAATCGTGAACTGAGCGGCGCCAGGAGTTGCCATGCCCGCGAGGTATTCGCGCGCATCGGAATCTAAGCAAGTGACCTCGATCTGGTCGCGGCCCGCGGTGAGTCCCGTCAGGGTCGTAACGCAACCGACCGGAGTTACAGCGAAAGTATCGGGATCGATGAAATAGAGCTGAGTGCCCTGAGTCTTAACAGCCATGATCTACAGCCTCCAGAAATGAAAAACGCCGCGGTCTGCGGCGAGCTTTCTGCGAGGCTCGGCGTCCGTTATTTCTGCGGGGCGCCGCGAGGCAGGTATATCGAATCAGTCGGCTTTCTTGCCGACCTCTTTGCTAGGCGGATCGTCCGCGTAGGTTTTGAGCCAGTGTTCCCACGCACTGAGACAGCCTTTCAGCAGGCGTATCAAGTGCGCATGTAAAGCCTTGGTTTCGGGTCTCATCGTTCCGTTAGCCAATCGGCAAAGAGCGTGACCCGGAACGAATTTGTAATGGGGTCTCGACCCTCGTTGAAGTCAACGACGTATGAGTCATCCTCGATGGCTACCCGAATGGCCGCAGCAACCTCACGCGCGCTGCGCCATGTCTTCGCATAAACGTCAATCTGGGTATTGATTGCGTCCATGTCGGAACGATCGGCCAGATAGTTCTCCGGACTGCCGGATATGGTTCTCCAGACAGCGTACGGATACGTTTCTTTCTGCCGCGCTTCCCCGAACGGATACAGGCGTAACAGCGAGCCACTGCCAAGCAGCGAAGCAACCGACGTGTCGGATGCGCAAATAGCGTGAAGCGGCGGAACCATTACGTCAGCTTGTCCAGTTCGCTATTGAGTTCGGTTATCAACTTGTCGGTAACGGCGCCGACATTGTTCTCGAGCGCCGGCCTCAAGAAAGGTTCGGCCGGCTCGTTCTCGTTGCCGAGTTCCTTGAATCGCCAGTACCAAGTCGCGCCACCGGGGTTGCTCTTAGCTGCCGCCGCCTGCTTCTGACTCGCACCGCCCAGAATGCCGACGCGCATTAGGACGCCTCCGATCCGTTTGCTGCCGCGGCGGGACTGCTGCAAGTAGACGTTGCGCTTGACACTCTCAGGAGTCTCAGGATCGTCAAAGCGCAAGGCCGCGACCTGTGCCGCCTTACGGACGATCGCCATCGCGCGGCGAGCGGAGCGCTTTCCTGCAGCCTCTTGCAGCTTGTCCGGCAACTTCGACAGCTTGTCGATGATCTTATCGGCGCCGGTCAGTTTGAATGTCAGATCCATCGATCCTTAACCCACTGCAAGTGACTCGACCAGGGCTTCTGCGGGCCGTTCATCTGTATCAGCCGCGCATCCGCTGGCGGCTTCTTCGGATCCTTCATGTCACGAATCGAATAGATCCCCGCATCCTTGCCGTAGTAAGGCTCCTTGCTGCCGAGCGTGTAGCTCAGCCACGCCTGATCGCTGCCGCGGAATCCAGCCCGACGTGCAGTCTGTATCGACTCCGATCCTTTGAATCCGGACCAGACCTGAGTTCGCGTCCCTGGCTTGAGCAGATAAATCCCGCCGCCCAATCGCATCGGTCGGCCCCAGTCCCGATACGGACGCCAGCCGACGAAGTCCTCAGTGCGCTCAAAGAGCGGCGCCCAGTCCTTCATCGGGATCAGGTCGATGTCGATGCAGAGGATTTTGTCCCCGAAAGCCTTGGCGCCTTCGGAGAAGTTCCACAGCCTTCGATAGCACGATGGGAACCTGCCGCCCTCTGGAGAGCGAAGCATCCCGATCTCCCGCGCCTCCGGGGGCGTCAGGAAGACTTCAACCTCTGGATCGAATCCGTTCGATCTGTCCGCGACGCAAATGAACCGATGCGGAACGCTCATGTTCCGAGCGACCGCACGTCTCAGCGTATTGACATGCTCTGGCGCGTATGGACGATCACCGAGATGCTTGTCGTTCCACATCCATGTGACGATCGAGACCGTCACGCCAGTTTCGACAACGCGACCCGCTGGCTACCCGACCATCGGCCTTGTTCGTATCCGGCCCTGGCTATCCAGCCTGGGACATCTTCGAAGGTCAGGCCGGCGCGAGTGGTGATGTCCTTGTAGTCCTTCAGCGTGTGCCGAAACTGCTTCACGCCAGACCGCCAAGACACCGGCTCGGGGACATACGCCCAATAGAACCGGCTGCCTTTGTGCATCGATGCCGCAGCGCGGAGCATTACGCTTTCGCAGATGCTGTCGGGCAGATGAATGAAGACTGAGAACGCCCAAACGTAATCGAACATCCAGCCGTGCGGACTCTTGCCGACGACAAAGAGCGGATGCTTCTCGGCCCATCCTTCCTCTTTCGAGAGCCGCGTTGCCACGTCGATGCCGTCTTTCGATATGTCAACGCCGACATACTTAGCAGCGTCCAGATACGGAACGACCTTGCGCGCCAGTCTGCCTGTGCCGCAGCCGATCTCTAACAGCCGGCTTGATGGCTTCAGCCCCTGAGAGATCAGGAAGTCGCGCTGCAACTCCCCGTGTGAGTCCCAGTTGTTCTCGTCCGCCCCAATCGCGCACTTGTAGCCCGTGCGTTCGATGCGCTGTTTGGTGTGCAGCGCGTAGGCGTCTATGAAGTCATGTTCTTGATACAGCGCAAGTGAATCCGGATCGCGCTTTGCCTTCTCGGGCATCGCGTCAAGTTCAGCCTGCGTTATTTTCATGCTTGATATCTTTGTCGCTGTTCGCGCGTTCGACCTGATAGCTATCCGGCTTGTCCTGCCCCTTCATCCAGCGGAGCAGGAAGCCGCCGATGCTGCCCATGTCGAGGGCTTGTATCCCCAGCTTGGCAAGTCGGTTCGCAAGGCACGTCGCGGTAGGCCCGCACGAGAGCAGCGCTACTTCCGGCGGGTCATTCCTGATCTGCCGCTCGTATTGAGTGATCCACTCATACGCCCCGTGTGACGGGCATTCGATGTGTGTGACTGACTTCGCCGTCTTCTTGGTGGCCGATAGCAACTTGCTATTCGACTCGCAGACGATCGTCACCCGCTTGCCAGTCCATGCCTGAAGCAGCAGATCGACAAACTTCTTGCGCTCGATCCACGGCGCCGAGTCGGGCCGCGTAATGAATGCTGAGTAGAAGACAAAGCCCTCGTCGGCCCGCTCGAGGTACTTCATAAACCGAGCCTGATGCTTGGACCAGTTCGGGAACTTCGGCCCGTTCGGATCCATCGTCGGGATTCCGACGAGACAATCCTTGT